GAGCCCTTCTCCCACAGCCCGCCGTCCGCGACGCCGTCGCTCGCGACGTAGACGAGTCCCGTCTCTCCGTCGACCTCGAAGTCGTCGCCGTCGAGGACCTCGTCGCCGGTGCGGTCCGTGATCGTGACCGTCTCCTCCGTGTCCACGGGTGCGAACTGGAGGATCAGCGCGTCGCCGTCGCCGTCGCAGTACTCGACGCGGTCCTCGGAGGACCAGCGATCGCCGCAGACGTTGCAGATCTCCTCGGAGACGTTCGCGATCGCGCGCTGCAGCTCGCCGCCCGCGTCGTCCGGTTCCTCGAGGTACGCGAGGGCCTCTTCGATCGTGACCAGGTCGCTCATGCGGGGAGCCTATCACGACTGCGGGCCGGCTTCCGCGCTCTGAGGAACGCTTCCACCGGCCCGCTTCCAAGGGTCGTAGTGCGGGAGGCTAGACGGAGTCGCCCGTGAAGCCCCCGACCGGCTGGCGGCCGGCGTAGCGCGTGCGGGCCTGGGTCGCGGTGATCGCGATGCCGGTCCCGGTCGCGATGGTGCCGGAGAAGTCCACCTTCACGGTGACGTACGGCTTCTGGCCGCAGTAGCCGACGCGGTAGGTCTTCTTCGCGGCGTGGGCCGCGACGATGGCCATGAAGATCCCGGACGTGGCGGGCGCGGACTCCGGGCCGTCCGGGGAGACGACGATGTCCTTCGCGGCGACGGCGGCAGCGCCGGTGCCCGAGGAGTCGTCGGCCTCGAGGAGGACGAACTCGATCTTGTTCGAGGACGTGAACGTGATGCCGCCCACGCCGACGACCACATCGAACTTCGTGGCGCCGAGCCCACGGTGGTTCACGTACGTGCCCGTCTGGTCCGTCGTGTAGACGGCCGGGGCGAGCACCGGGCTGACCGGCATCCCCGTGATGAGCTCTCGGATCATGGCATCCCTCCTGGACTACGCGCTCCGCGGGAGATAGGGCCCGCGCCCCCAACACGTCGCCCGGGCTTGGGACCGGGCCGCCGCATTGAGCCGCGCGCGGGTGCGCGCGGCCCCCTCTGCGAGGACTACTTGCGGTTGACCCGCACCCACGGCGACGCGAGGGTCGGCATTCCGTCGTAGCGACGGCGGATGAAGTAGCCGATCTCGTCGGTGGCGCGGTAGATCGAGTCGTCGCGCACGATCTCGAGGTTCGTCCGGTCGCAGATGTAGTACGTGGACCAGTCCCCGAAGAGGAGCATCGGGTCGCCGTCCGCGCCGGTGTACGGGTCGGTGACGTACTCGCTCTCGAGGAGCGGGTAGCCCACGAGCCGGTCGGGCTGGCCGGCCTGCAGGCCCGGCTGCCACATCCAGTTCCCCGTGCCGGCGCCGCCGCTCAGGTCGCGCATCTTGCGGATGGCCGCGATCACCTTGCGGTGCAGCGTCCAGCTCGCGCGCTTGCGGTACTGCGCGTGGAGCGTGTAGACGGCATCGAGGATGTCCTCGGGGACCATCGCAGTGGTCGCGCCCGCGATGTCGATCTCGGACGACGTGCCCACGAGCGCGGTGTAGATGCCGAGGGGCTCGCCGTTGCCGTTGCCCGTGAGGAACTGCTGCTCCTCCTCCTCGCCCGTGGTCGTCGCGTACATGGCGATGATCCGGTCGACCAGGGGGAAGTCCTCGTCCTCGAGGAGCTCGCGCGGGCACTTGACGATCGCCAGACGCTTGCTCGGGATCATCCGCTGACGGCCGAGCATGTTCGTCATCTCGGTGGCGGTCACGGTCGTCTTCTCGCCGACGCGCGTGGTGGTCTGCGAGGGGACCTCCATCGTCGGGAGCATCACGGACTCACGCTGCGTGGTGATCGTCGTGGCGTACTGCCGGACGAAGACCGCGTCGCGGATGCGCATGATGATCTCGCTGCGCACCTCGGGGGGCGTCGCGAGTCCGCCGTCGCGGTCCTGCGTGCTGGAGAACTTCCGCTCCATCGCGCGCTGGCGGGTCGTCCACTTCGCGAGGCTCTTCGTCTCGAGCTCGGACATCGCGCCGCCGCGGATCGACTTCATGAACGCGCGGGGGAGCGGCTTCGCGTTGAAGCGGAACTTGAACTCCAGGGACTTCGTGTCGAGGTACGAGTAGTCCGCGTCCGACTCCTCCTCGTCGTCGCCGGCCGCGGGGTGCGCCTCCTGGGAGCCGCCCGCCTGGGGGAGCCGGTTCGTCGGCGTCTCGAGCCACGCCTTGCGCTCCGCGTCCTTCGCAGCGCTCTTGTCGTGCGCGGTCGCGTCGTCGCGCGCGGCGTCGAGGGCCACGCAGGCGTTCTCGTACTTCGTCTGTTCCGCCGGCGTCAGCGTGGCGGTCGCGCCGCGACCACTCACCGCGTCCTGGACGGACTTGATCTCCGCAGCGGCGGCCGTCGCGGCAGCCAGAGCGGAAGCCTTGGTCAGGTACAGCATGGGCGCCCTCCCCGTTGCATCGGGGGGACGCGAGCGTCACCCGCCGAGCAGTGTCAGATCCACCGTGGCCTGTCGCAGCTTGCGCCGCACGACGTCGAGCGTGATCTCGGTGGTGGGTGCCTGGGAGGGCGGCCCGGCCTGCGTCTCGCTCTTCAGCGTAGAAGTCTGCGGAGCGGTGGCGGGCGCCACAACATTTCCCGGGCGGAACGAACGCCGGATGTACGCCGCGAGCGTCTTCTGGACGAGCGGCAGGAGCTCCACGGGGACGCCCTTCGACTCGCCGGCGAGCAGCATCGCGGCGTTCGCCAGGAGCGCCCTGGGAACGACCGTGACGCGCCCAGCCACGACGTCCGCGACCGGGAGGAGGAACCCGTCGGCCTGCTCCGGACGCTTGGGATCGCGCCACAGGAACGCGTCGGCGTACTTCAGCCAGTGCGTGCCGGCGCCGCCCTTCTTCTGCGCGAAGACGCGGAGCCGCCCGATGGCGGCCTCCTCGTCCCACGGGGTGTCCAGCGCGGCCAGCGGCAGGCCGCGGTACCGGGTCCCCTTCGCCCAGATCGACGTCCCCTCGTTCGCGGGGTGCAGCACGACGCTGTTCTCGAAGAGCTTCACCTCGTGGAGCGTGCGCGTGACCTCGCCCTTCACGTCCTGCTCCCACGACTCCTGCACGGGGATGAAGCCGATGCTGGCCTTCTTGACCGCGCCGCTCTTGACCTTCTCCGCGACCTCCTGTGCGCCCGGGGTGCTCTCCACGCGGTGCTCCGCGAAGAAGCCGGTGCCGTCCTCGGAGCCCTTCACCGCCGTCCCGACCATGTGCTGGACGTCGTAGACGTGGTTGTCGAGCAGCGGGACCTTGCCCGCGGGGATGCTCTCTGCGATCGACTTCGCCATGCACCCGTTGACCATCACGTCGCCCTGCAGGTCGCGGTTCTTGTACGCGGCGAAGTAGCCCTCGATCGTCGAGACCTTGCCGCCGGCGTCCTTGCACTCGAACTCCGCGTCGAGCGTCATCGTCTCGGGCTCGAGGTCCGGAGCGTTCATCACGGGCATGGTGGGCTCTCCTTCAACCGGCCAGTCGGCGGACGAGTGTATCCGTGCTCTCCGCCGCGCACGGGCAACAGACGAAGAACGCGAAGTCCGCGTCCGAGAAGCGCACAGCGGGCTCGCCGGCGGGGACCGTCTTCCCGCACGGCTCGCAGAGGACGTCCGTCTCCACGTGCACGCGCGCGACGTCGCAGGGACCGTTCCGCGGCATCAGTCCTCCATGTCGTCGTCGGCGACGATCGTGCAGCGGCAGTGCGGGTGCGCCGGCGGCGTCTCGACGTCCTCGTAGGTCGGAACGAACGGAGACTTCAGCGCCGGCTGACCGTCGTCCCCGAGCGGGTTGAACTCCGCGTCCTTCGCCACGAACGGGGTGTCGATCCCGACCACCGTCCCGTTGAGCGCGAGGCAGATCTCGCACGCGTCGTCGCTCGCGAGCCACTTCTTCCGCTGCAGCCCCACGCTGCGGTACGCGAGCTGCGCCCCGCGGTTGGCCGAGCGGATCGTCTCGGACTGCGCGACGGCCTCCGCGCGCGAGTCCTTCCACGTGACGAACTTCTCCTTCAGCGCGTCCGCGATCTGGTCCTTCGTGGCGCCCGCCTGCTGCTGCGAGAGGAGCAGCTCCCGCACCTCGTCGGCCGACGTGTTCGAGATCTTCTGCGCGAACTTGTACGAGTAGGACTCCATGAACTGCCGCACCTCGGGCCGGTCGACGCGGATGTCGAAGCCCTTCTCCATCGCGGCGTCGCGGACGCTCTGGCCCATGAGCTCGGTGACGATCGGCCGGAACGTCTCGTCCGCCACGCGCGACCACGCCTCGACGCGGCCCTTCACCGCGTGCGAGATGGCCGCCTCGAGCTGCGCAGTGAACTCGTTCCCGAGCGCCGTGCTCCGCCAGATCGCGTCCACGTCCTCCGCCTGCGTGACGAAGACGTAGCGCGCGGCGGTCTTCAGCCGCTCCTTGTACCGCTCCGCCTTCGCGACCCGGCCCGTCGAGTCGTCGAGGTTCTCCAGCGCATCGTCCGCCTTCGTGCGCGCGCCCGTCC